TTACTCTACTGAGTTGATGAAATCCTGGCAGTCCAGTTCCCGGTATGCCTTTTCAAAGATTTCCTTCGGACTCCATGATACATAACCATCCGGATATTTCACAGCGTACCCAGGTACTCCATTCTTCTCCTTCGGCTCAGCTTTTACAATTTTTACGCCGATGTAGTTTTTCATATTGCCACTGTTTTCTCCTAAATTATTCAATCGTAATCTGCACCCGGTCAATCGGACGTCCAATCATTCCGGCATAACCGTCCTGTCCGTTTGACGTTTCATCGTCACACTGCCAGCTGTAATAGTTTCCGCCTGCCGGAGCAACTCTGTACTTGGCTTTCTTGTAGCCGTCTGCTTCGACAATATCGCCCGGTGTGCTGTAATACACCCTAAGCGCATCAATTACACGACCATTTCCGGCATAACCATTTGCAGCATCATTCCAGTCACAGCCAGTTACATATGGCAGCCAGCCACCGCCCAGTACGTGAACCTGATACTTTAATTCACCACGGTCTACCCTCGCCGCAATACCTACAACCTTCCTGCCGCGGATACCGGCATAATCTTCTAAGTTTGTTACTTCCGGCAGGATTGTTCCATCTTCCAACTGAACGGCATATGTAACATTTACATCTGTGCCGCTGTCATCGCCGCCCTGGTTATCTTCTGACGGCATATCGTCCGGTTCTCCGACATCTTCGCCCAGCTTTTCACGAACCATGTTGACAAAACGTTCCCAGCCCCTGTCTAAGGTCTTATGCGGACAATATTTACCGGTCCAATGCTGGTGTGTGTAAATATCATCAGTTGTCCAGCCGTATTCTTTGCACAGTGCCGCAATCAGTTCAGCGGCATTTTCCTCTGCCCTGTCAAACAGGCTTTCGTCTTCTGATGTTGAACGGCAGATTTCAATGGCAATGGTCTTTCTATTGCCTTTGCCGTTACCGTCCCCACAATGCCAAGCGTTACGGTTTAACGGAAGTCCCTGCACTGCGTGATTTTCATCAACCGCAAAATGGTAAGACACTTCATTATTGTTGCTTATCATATATGAAACCTCTGCATCAGCACTGGCACTGTTTGCCGTATTATGTACCGTAATACCTACAGGCTCCATTGCATATGGGCATTTAATGCCGTACTTATCCTCTGATACTAAATTCTTTGTAATTGTAATCATATTATTTGTCCTCGCTTTCTTTTTCTGCTAACTCTGCTAATTCAATTTCATCTTCATCCGGCAGTTCGTCCGTATACCGTCCAAGGAATGTTTTGACTGCTTTCCATAAGGCCTTGACCGGCAAACCGCAAAGCACCATGTTTTTCAGAATGCTGACTGTTTCATAGGCGATATACAGAACTCCAAAAAACTCGGTTAATCCGATTCTGTCGCCTAAATAGGCACGCGCCGCTTCCGGCAGAAATCCAATTAAGTTGAAGCTGACAATCTGGTCTACTAAAATCAGCGCAAGAATCGACACCACCATGCCAATCTTGCGGATTGCTCCATTAATGCCAAAACAGCTATTGAATTGCCTGTCTTTTGCTGCCCGGATACAGCCGAAAACCGTATCCAGCACAACAGCAATAACTACAAGCTGCACTACCGGACTGTTACCGGCATTTCTGTAAATATCAAAAATCATCATGTTTCATCTCTCCTTTTTGTTTGGTCCTGTTGCTCCTGCAACCGATTTTTGGGTAAAAAAATAAGACACTTTCGTGTCTTTCTAATAAATGCTATTTAACTTTTTACCGGCTTTCTAACTGCTGTCGTAGTACACGGCTACCACCCCCTTTAAGATGCTGTCCCATGTAGTGTTACATGAAAGCTTATACTCTTGGTTTCTGCTAATGGAGAAAAAACAAATCCCTGAATTTTGCTCGTTGTATAGTTTGTGATACTTACGCTTATTAATCCGCTTGTCGCGAATGGCGTAATGTTGATAGCATCAAAAAACTTAATATTATTGCTTTGCGGTATCGTAATTTCAAAGCTTGCCCAATACATATTGCCATACGGGCTTGTCATGGAATAATCTTTTGCTGCGGTATGAAATGCCTCGATTAAATAATCACTTGGCAAACGGTTAACTGACCAGCCATAAGATGAACTTCGACCGGAAAGACATGTGCCTTTTGTATCTGTGAATTTTGCATCTGACGGTACGTCTGCATTAACATTATGCCCATTTACTTTCGCAGCGTTTCCCGCACTTGCTGCATAATTTACAGACTTTGTAGAATCTGCTGTATTGTCAACGTTTCCAAGTCCTACTTCTGCTTTATTATACGCTGGCTTAGTGCTTGCTTTCGCCCATGCATATACATCACTTGCCGGACGTGCATTACTTAATCTGCTGTCATTTCCAGCGCAGGCTGTATCAGCGGTAGTTCCTAATGGTCGCCATGTATCCGTATCCGTAAATTTTGCATCTGACGGTACATCTGCATTAACATTATGCCCATTTACTTTCGCAGCGTTTCCCGCACTTGCTGCATAATTTACGCTAAAATTACTAGGATTGTAAACGTACATATCTTCTCCGTTTTCGCCGCCCCACAACCACGAAGGTTGTCCATCTTTGCCTGCCCAATTAAATGTCATCGGATATCCAGCGTTGCCATTTCTTCCGAGCCTTGCCGCCCTGTCTGCACTTCCTGCATTGCCGCCTACCGGCACCGCACCTACATTTTCCGCTGTTATATTAACATCGCCCCGCCTATACGCACTTTCTGCACTGCCTTTTACACCTGTAACCGGTGTGCCTGCAAGAACGTCCCACTTGCCATCTTCTGTCTTATACACATTAGCGCCCGCCGGAATAGTATTCCCTGCACCTTCCTTAAAATCCGAAGTTGTTACAAACTGGTCTGAAATGTTATACATATTGCCGCTTGTCGTTGCTGACAGCGCAGGGAGATTGGCAAATGCAACTGTTCCCATCGGTCTTAATGCTCCCGAGAACGATTCAGAAATCCGTCTTGCCTGCTCGTAATAGTATTTTGCGCTGTCTGTATCTGCTACGGCATAGTTTTGTGCTGTGTCCGCACTTGCTGCCGCATTGGAAGCGTACTGCTGTGCCGCATTTGAATTTGAAACTGCGATGGTTGCGCTATTTGCCGCGCTATTCGCTTTTTCATTAGCTAAATTTGCACTTCCCGCGGCATTATCGGCACTTGTTTTAGCTGTTGCCGCGTTTGCCGCCGCTTCTTCTGCTTTCGTACTTGCCGTATCTGCGCTTGTTGCCGCCGCCGATTGGCTCTGTGCCGACTGTTGGCTATAATACTTTGCATTGTCCGTATCTTCGCCCGTGCGGCTGTTTGTACCGCCAGTAGCATAACTCTGTGCTTTTGTAGCACTCGCCGCCGCATTGGATTCACTGGTTGCCGCCGCTGTTTCACTTGCCTTTGCATTGCTTTCAGATTTTGCCGCCGCCGACTGGCTTGCCTGTGCTTTTGCAGCTTCAACCTTAATATCCCCAAGATAATCGGGTCGTAAGTGTTTTTCCTGTATACTCGCTTCTTTTACGATTGCAGACACTTTTCCAGCACTGTCAATCGAAAATGCCACCGTGTCACTGTCCAAAAACTCATACTGCGTAATCAATGCTGACAGGTCTATATACTGCTTTGTGCCGTCAATAAGCGTTAAAATAATCTGCTGTGTTCCGGCATTATATGAAAAATTCACAGCAATCTTTTCCATTTGCGTGTCAATCGTTATCTTTGAACCGTTTTTCTTTACAATCGTGATAATACCTGTCTTTTCTTCAAATGTAACGTCCTGCACCAGTGTTGAAACTTCTTCCTTAGTCGCTTTTGTAGTGTCCAGTGTAATTACCCTATTGTCAATTTCATCTGTAGCCACATCTATTTTATTCAGATTACTTTCATTCAGTGGTGTTTCATCGCTCGGATAATTTTCCCAATTTATACGACCATACGTTTTATTCATGCCTGCTCCTTTCTAGTTCCACGGAACTTCCCAATCTCCTGTCAAAGTAATACTGCGTTCAGCCGCATTTATTTCAAAAACACCTACTTCTTCACCGTCTTCTTTGGCAGCAATTCGGATTATTGTTGGATACAGTCTTATTGCCGCGGCAGCATTGCTTAATATGATTGTGTTGTAATTCAAATATGTTTGTTCATCTTCACCAACAGCATATTGCAAGCCCTCTGTGCTAATGTTCCACGGTCCAATTTTGCCCTTGGGCATTTCTGCACTGCCGTCCAAACCGATTTTAAAATTTTGATTTGCCGTCACAGCGCCGTTCAGATTGATTTTGTTTGCTTCAATCGAAACGTTTTCGGCAGATTGGTTAATTTTTGAAATAATTTCATCGCCATTTACTTTTTTTGATACTTCTGTATTAATGCTATCCGCCGTCTGCCTTATTGCACTATTCATCTGTTCAGTAGTGCTGTAGCTTTGCAGTTTTCGGGTTACCTCTGCCGAAATTCCCTCTGCTGTAGCATTGATTCGGGTATTCATTTCTGTTGTTGTGCTGTAATTCTTTAACTTATCTGCCGTGTCCTGTTTTGCATTACTTTCAGCTGTTTCAGCGGCAGATTCAGCATATTGTTTAGTTTCCGTCACCTGTTTTGATAACTCTGCCGTAAATCCGTCTGCCGTCTGCCTTATTGAAGTTTGTAGCTCTGTTTTTGTGTTTGTAGCGTTTTCTTTTGTTTCATATTTTTTGCCAACTTCTGATGTGATTGATTCAGCCGTCTGTGTAATTTTAGAAGACAATTCTTCTTCACTTTGCTTTGCTCGTTTAACTTCGGAAGTAATACTTTCAGCAGTCTGCTCAATACTGCTTGACAAGCCGTCAGCCGTGTTTTTAACTTCTGCCCTTATATCCGTTGCTGTCTGCTTAATTTCAGAACTTAATCCGCTTTCAACGTCCGTAATCTTACTGTTGGTTTCCTCGATTGTCCGTGTCAGCACGTTGGTCTTTCCTTTAAGCTGTATAATGCTTTTATGCACGCTATTCACCTGTGTAGAACGGTATTCTTCACCCGTTGCTTCATATTCGTCCCTAAGTGCCTGTATACCCTTTAGCGTACGTTTTAACACGTAGCTTTCGATAATCTCATATCGTGTCGGCAAACGGACGGCATCTCCGACCTCGATACAGAGGTTTCCTTTACAGTCTGCGGAAAATGGCCTGTAAATAATTCCCCGGATTTTTTCATAGATATTATTTGCAATGCCTGTTAATTCTTCATTTCCTTTGCCGTAAACAAGAAAATTATCCTGTATTACATAGGCATTTGTGCCGCTTCCAACAATCACTCCGATGTCGTCTTCCTCTTTCCGAATTTGCAGTTTATCAATACTTTTCACAAGAAAGTCTTCATACCGTGCCGATATGTACAGGTTTTTGCCTATTCTCATGCTTTTAGGCTCACGTGGGTACAAATCATCTGCCGGATACAGGTCGTTTCTTGGATATAATCCCTGTATTTCCTGCTCAAGGTAGATGTAATGGAATCTGCCGTCACGTCCGATATGACCGAAGCAACCGTTTATTTCGCAGATACAATTTAAGACGGTCGCGCCGCTTAGTTCTTCCGGCTCAACCGTCTTTTCTACTTTCACACCATCATTTACAAGCTGTATGTCCGCCTGTTCAATCCCAAAATGCCCAAAAAAGCTATTACGAAAAGCTTTCATTGTTGTAGTGCTGTCTTTATCCGGAAGCAAAGTGTTGTACCACTCTGCCACGTCTGCATTTATCATATCGTACAGCGTGTCATAAGCTACGATATCGCGCTTTGTCCTGTCTGCTTCCGGTGTATCCGAATAGACCTTGTACCTTCCGATTTGAAACGGATTCGCCGTATTTCCCGCCAGCACCATTTGGATTGTTATCCACTTATCTTTCAGTCCCGAAAAAATATTCGATACCGTGAATTTAACCATACCCGCTTCACAGCTGCCAAAAGTCAGTTCCGATTCCGAACATAAGCTTTCTGTCAGTTCAAACTGCTCCTGATGCAGTTCGTTATTTGTAATGTGTATCTGTCCATCGTCCGTTACTATGGACAGCTGTTTATCTACACTATCTTTTAAGAACTGTCCTCCATATTCAATCATGTTCTTCTCCTAATAAGCTATAAATGTAATTTTGCTTGAACCATACCGAATATCGGTCTGTGTTGCGTCATCGATGGCAAACTGTATATCCGGCACATACATTTCTCTTGTAACGTAATCATTTATTTCCGGGATAAATACAGTTGCCAGAACTTTACGCTCTCCAGCTATAATATAATTATCTGAAATGCCTTTTATTAATTTCCCCATTTCGTTACCATAAAGCTTTGGTACTGTTTCAAATTCTACTTTTTCAAGTGTATGCTTCAGTGCCTCTCTGTGAAGTTCTCCGTTGGAATCTCTGTAACTGTTTAAGTCCTGTATGCTACGTGTTACTTTGTATGTCTGACAACTGATATATTCTAACGGAATTTCATAATCGCCTGCTCTGATTAAAAATCCACTATATGCCATAACCACCTCATTAAAATATGCACTGCCAAACTGACAGTGCATATCACTTAAAAATCAAACGCAGGATTTCCTGTTCTATCAAAGTACTCTCTTGCCTGTTTTCTTGTTACCTTGAATATTTCCCTGCCGTCCACCTGGATCAAGATATCGCCTTTATCTCCCGACTCCAGCAATCTTATAATCCGGCTTAAAAGCTCTATCACCTCCTGCGATGTGCTTCCACTGCTCATTCTTACCGCTTCTGCTGCCATTTGCCTTAACTTATCTTCCGGTGCTACAACTTCACCCTGATGACGGTTATCACCAATCATGGCAAGCTGCGGTGTGTTCGGTTTGACATATCCGCCCTGGGCAAGGTACGGAATCTGCTCTGCTGAAACTGTTGGTATACTAAATCCGAATGTTTTTCCGCCTATACCCGGCACCCAGTCCGGTGTTGTAAAACTCAATTTATTTACGCTGTTAATCAGTGCATTAATTCCAGCCTGTATGCTTGTAATCATCTGATTAATAGCCCCAATCAGCAAATTAATCGGTGTTTTAGCTACATCATAAATAAGAGAGAAAATATCTTTAAAAGAATCTACTAAGCTGGTCCATGCACCATCCCAGTCGCCTTTAAATACGCACGTGATAAAATCAATAATATCACCTAACAGTTTTTGTAAATCTCCAATTATGTCCATAACATCTGAAATACACTGAATAACCGTATCAGCTATTGTTTCTATCACAGGTGCTACCGCCGGAATAATATCCTGTACAATCCATGAAACAAATGGCTGTACAACATTCTCCCAAAGCAGCTTTATCAAATCTGCAACTTTTCCAATATTGTCTATCACCTGCATAAAAACAGGGTGTATATGTTCATCCCATGCCTGCGAAGCTTTTTCACATATCCTGTCAACAATCGGTGCCACATATTCATTGTATGTATCCAGCATTTTGGAACAAATTTCCGAAAGTCCGTTTTTGAAAGACTCCATCATCGGGTGAATATGTTCGTCATATGTGTCACTCATATGGGAACACAACTTTGTAAAATCCTCTGAAACTGTATCTGTAAACTTTTGAACAGAGGTCAACGTTCCCTCAAGTGCTTCTTTGATTTTATCCGTATTATCAGACAGCGGATCTATCAAAATAGAGGCTATATCTGTCGCATAGCGTAATGCAAGCTCTCGGGCTTCTAAAAAACCGTTCCCAATTATCGCTATAATATCACCAGTAATTCCTTTAGCTGAATCACTTCTAAATACTTCAGAAATTCGTGCTAAAAATTCCCAGCATTTGCCTATTTCCTCGTTAAATACCGCACCAAGGTCTAATATATTTGCAAATTTGTCTTTGATAAAATCACTGTTTTTAGATAAATAGCTGTCAAAACCGCCTAAAAGATTTTCACTGATTGATGCACCGATACTAACCGCAGAACCCGAAATTATTCCTAATGTCCTGCTTACGCTTTTTGCGTAGTTATATGCAGCATTTGTGACTTGTGGGTCTGTAAAAATATCCTTAAGTGAATCTTTAATGCTTAGGATATGTTTTCTCTGTCTCAAAATGCTTGCCGTAAAGTCTTTGCCTAATCCCTCTTTGAAGCCGGTTTTAAAAATATCTTTTAATTCCTCCGCAAGCTGTTTAAACCTTGCAAGTGAATCCGATACTTTCCCAACTTCCTCTACCATAGAAGTCGCTGCCGCAGATGTTCCTGCTGCCCCTGCTGATGTTCCTCCGCCGGAGCTTCCGCTGTCACTGCTGTCATCTATGGATAGATTGTTCAGTTCATCCAGCCCCGATAGTGAGCCTTTTATCTTTTTAGCGGTATCTGATGCCGCACTGCCTATTCCCGATACGCTGTCCGCAACATCTGTGGCGCTGTCACCAAGCCCCGATAAATCCGTTGCGATACTTCCTGTCGAAGATGATATATCTGCTCCGGTAAGCATTAATATCAAATTGGTAAAGCCCTCTGCAAGCTTCTGTAATCCGATAAGGCAACTGTTAATTCCACGCACAATCGGTGTAAATAGTGCGATAAACCCTTTTCCAAGCGTTGCCTGAAACTGCTGAAACCGCAATGTCAGGATTCGTGTCTGATTTGCCCAGCTATCCTGCGTTTTAGCAAAATCGCCACTGGCATTAGACAATGCATTGGTAACATACTGATACCGAAGCATTACTTTTTCCTGTTCGGTCATCTTTGCTGTCGTTTTACCAAAGCCGTTATTTAAAGCATATTGGTCAAGATTCGTCTGTGTCATTACAACACCTAAATCTTTTAACGTTTCCGTTTCACCGGTCCATATGGATTTTAACTTTGTATAAGCTTCATCTGTACCAAGGTTGTAAAAAGATGCTACATCACCGGTAAGCGCCGTCACATTTTCTGCCATTTCAAGCGCAGATTTCCCTGTTATGCCCATTGCCGAACTCATCTGGCCAAACACACCGAGATATTTTTTTGCAGACAGTTCTGACATACCGAAGTTTTCCATTGCGTTTGAAGCAAATTCATTGGCACTTCCCACCATATTTCCAAATGCAGTATCAACGACATTCTGCACTTCTGTAAGGTTTGAACCCATTTCAATGCAGTCTTTGGTAAATTTTGTTACTGCTGCCGTACCAAGCAGCCCGCCAATTTTCTTTCCTAATCCCGAAAAAATATTCGCTGTCTGTTTGGTTGCATCCTGCGCGGCTTTTGTAATCTGTCCTGTTAAATCCTGTGCAGAAACATGCAGTCCCAGATATACGCTTGCAACTTCCGTTTCTGACATTTCCCTCCTTTCCGGCATAAAAAAGGCTGCGCCCTATCTTGAGAACGCAGCCTTTAAACCTAATTGAATTTTCTGCCAGTATGCCATATATGCATTCCTGTCTTTTTTTAGTCTTTGATTTCTTTTTAACAGCCAGTCATTGCGGATTCTTTTTTGTTCCTTTGTGAAATTGTTAATTACCTTCATATCCTTTTCTGCCCGGATGCTTACCACCTGTCCCAGCGGTGTATCAGGCATAATACCTGATAATAATGAGCAAAACTCCGCATAGGACATATCATCTTCTGTCCGGAGTCTGATTCCGTACTGCTTTAAAAAACTGGCTTCAATCAAATTCCAGTCATCAAATATATCATAATATGCTTCACTGTTTTGAGGGTGTTGCTTCTTCCTCATATGTGCCGGAAGCCACTCCCATAATCGCCTGATATACCGCACTGTACTCCGGCATTGGCAGATCAAGTGCTTCAATTTTTTCTGCATTTTCCTGTCCCACCAGCATACCCAGTGCCTTCTGCATAAACTTTGCCTGACGTGATGTGTTGTCCTCTCCTTCTTTTGCCTTTTTATCTACCTCTATTGCCATTGCCTGAATATTTAAAATCGTGCTTTTTCTGTTATTTACCGTTACTACAATGTCATCTGTAATCTTTACCACCGGTAACTCATTTGTAATCATTTTTGAAATATCAATCATATTTGCCATGTTCATCTCTCCTTAACTTTCATTTTACTCTGTGTATGATACATACTCCGGTCTGCCGTCTGATGCAACTTCCCACTCTAACGCTTCAATCGCTGTCGAATCACCACCCAGCGTAGTGACATTGATAACGCATGGGATATACAGCACATCAAGATTCGGAAATGTAATTTTCATTGCCGAATTGCAGTCCTGCCCCATTTTAAAAGCAAGTGCCGCTACATAATCATTCCCTTTGTCGCCGTAATTTCTTTTACCTCCCATTGAGATTGTAAGTGACTTCGCCGTCATTAAATTTCTTGCCCAGCCCCCTGCATCCATGGGATTCCAGCTTTCCATCGAGCCGTCAATGGAAACACTGAGGCTCTCTGCATCTTTTACTGTGGTGTAATCTGCTGATTTAAGATCTACAGGTCTTCCTGTCGTACATACGCCAAAAAGAATCTCATTAGTCGGATTTACCCCTGTTCTTGCATCAGCAAAAAACTGTAAATTCATCTTTTTCATTTTGTATCCTGCCTTTCATAATAAATGTCAAATTCTATAACCATTTCAAAAACACCGTTGTCGTCCGTCCCCACGTCAACCGCTTCTTCCGTTGTCATTTTTACAAACAATATAGTATTTGTGCCTGTTTTGGTTCTCCCTGCGCTTTCTATCGCAGCATATACAGCCGCGGCGGCACGCTCTGTCTGTTTCGGACTTTTATTCCAATGCACCAAAACACTTACCGCTTTACGACTGTATGACGGATTTGCTCCTACTGCCGTAAGTTTAGGAGTTCCACGCTTCTGATTGTATACACCTATTGACATTTCCTGCTTGTCTTCCATTATGCCACTGTAGACGTGTTCATCATCTACAATATTTGTCAACAGACCTGCGATAAAATCTCTTACTTCTGATAAATACAGTATCTTTCCCACCTCCTACTTCATAAACCGCTTCAAAAACTTCTGAAAATTATCTTTTATGTCATTCTGGTAAATTCCGCCCTTTAACCATGGGTTATACCACTTTCCCTGTGCAAATGCGTTTTCCCACTTCTGAAAGTGATATTCCGGGTGATAATACATACGTCTTGCATACGGTGTAGAAGTTACAATGCCTACCTTTCCCTGACTGCTCTGTGAAGTATCCACAAAAGTGGATTCGTCTTCCATATGTCCTGTATCTCTCGGCATAACCTCTGCATTTACAATATCCGTATGTAATGCTTCTGCTGTCATTTCCAGTGCCTTGACTGCGCATTTATTAATTTTCTGAATCCGTGGTGTGTTTATCTTTACAACCGATTTGACGTATTTTGCCACTATTCTACCTCCAGTCTTGTATAATTGACTGTTCCGTCCGGGTTTCTTGCTTTTGTCCCTTCGTAGATTCTGCGTTTTACACCATTCACAATCAGCTCACCACCGGAAAGTGATGGAAGCTCCGGTGCAATATCTCCCGGTATCAGTGCGCACCCCGATAATTGTATTAACTGTTTCTCTGCTGTCAGCACTGTTTTGCCATTATCCTGATAATTGCACCTGCCTGACCAGCTTACCTGTTCTAACGGCTCACCGTATTTATTTCTTCCTTCACGGTTTACTCTGACCTCTATATCCGTCTTACAGAAGCGTTTTTGTATCAAACATGGATATTTCATCATTCACACTCCTAAACTCGCACAGCAAAGCCCTGACTGACATAGAAAGGCATAGTCGGCGCGGCTTATTGCCACGCCGTTTTGTACCTGTACATTCCATGAACTGCCAAAGGTCATAGATACGCCATTTATGGCATACTGCTGTAAAACCGACTGTATCATGTCTGCATTTTCCGATTCAAAATCCGCAAGCCTGCAAACCGATCCCCTGATAATATCCTGCTGAAATTCCGTCAACGAAAAAATACCCCGGCCTGCAATCCTGTTGTAGGTAAGGGTATCAATATGTCTGCTGGCTGTCTTTAGTGCCTTATTCAGAAATTCATCTGCAATTGCATCACCGCCGTAGACGTTTTTATAATAGATTTCGTCTGCATAGCTTTCATATGCCATAGGCTTACTCCTTTGCTGCTGCCTTTGTCTTTTTATCCGCTTTTAATGCTTCCAGCTCTTTTACAACACGCGCATATTCATCATATGATACGGTTTTTCCTTTTCCGTAAGCAATAACCTCTCCGCTATCGTCCAGAATATCAAAGCCTTTTGCATTGTAATAATCTTTTTCCGTTTCAGAGATTGTATATTCCCTGTTTTCTTTCACCGCTTTCATCATACCCTCCTTACTGGCTTACATTCATAGAACAGCCCTCAATTTTCTTCTCTAACAGGAACAGGTCACCAAAGTTTCTGTTCTGATAAAGATATCCGTCACCTACTCTTGAATCATGCCCCGGAGTAAACAGTCTGATGTAAGAATATTTATCCCTGCACACCACACAAGATGTATGAATCAGGATCGCATTTATCTGTTTTGCTTCTGATGCAGGCTTGAACCCTTCGGTAAAATCGTATGCTGTCTTCATTCTTGCCGCCGGTACCATTTTGATTGTGACATTGTCCATAGAATGTACTGTACGGTTGATTGTTGTCGGAGTTGTTACATTCATTACCCTCTGGATGCCTTCTGCCTCTTTTACAATCTTTCTCATAGTCGGTGTTACATAAAGGATTCTGCCTTCCTCCGGTACACCTGCTTCATCCATAACTGCCATTTCTCCGTCAAACCATTCAAGAAATGTTGCCGCATCAATAACCGTCTTGTCAATTCTTCCCGATAATGTCTGTAATTCAGAATGTAACTTTGAAAATCTGTAGCAGTCTTTTTCCGGAATTGCCTGTTCTTCCTCAAATGTATTCTGGATATTTGCAACGGATAATGTAAGGTTGGTTTCATCCATATCCATTGGATCGATGAAAAATTCAATATCACGGTCAAATGATAACTTCTTCGGTGTCCAGTCATTGCTTAATGTTCCGGCATTAAATCCGATTGTTCTTGTATGATCCTTATAACCTGATACCGTAATGCTCGGAAGCTTAATCGTTTCCGCATTGATAAACTTAACCTGCTGGTTACTTTTTGTTAATTCATCAGAGCATAACTCCTTTGCATATTTTTTCTGAAGCTGCTGCTGAAATTCTGTTGCGTAATTGTACTCCATATTCTACCTTCTTTCTTATACTCCAAAAGCAGCGTTTAACTGCTCCTGTGTTGTCTGTGTGTTCTGTCCGTTTCCCGATGCACCAATCTGAAAACCACCGGATACCTGCGCCTGCGGTTTTAAACCCGGAATATCTTCCAGTACCTGTGTTAATGCGGATTTAATGCTTTCTGTATTAATTTTTCCGTCTTCACCGACCGCTTTATCCAGTTCTGCCATTTTAATGGCATACGGAACGGTTTTGACATCTAAGCCAAGTTCCAGTGCCTGAATTGTCGCCTGCTTTTCCAGTTCTGCACGTTTTATCTGTGTCTGTGCCTTGGCAAGCTGTTCCTGTATTGCCGCAACGTCCGGTGTATTCTCGGCTTTCTGCTTTTTATAAGCCGCAATTGCCTGTTTCATTTCATCTTCACTCATGCCCTGCTGCTTAAAATAGCCTTTTAATACCGTATCTTCCGCTACACTCTGCTTGCCGCTGATGATATCTGCCAGCTTATCATAGTCAATTTCTGGTGCTTCCGATGTGTTCTGTGTTCCCGTCTGCTTGCTTTCTGTCTGCTTCCCTTCTTCCGCAAAATACTGCAGATTTAATGGTACATTTCTTTTCATTTTCTTGTGTTCCTCCTTTTCCAGTTATAGGGTGTCTCCCTTTTTCAAGTTTTTGGTGTGGCTCACCTTCCAGTTGTTATCCCAGTGGCTCTGCGTAGTTTAAGGTCTTCGGACCTGTGTTGCACCGGTGCAATCCGGGCATATAAAAAGGACGTCCATTGCTGAACGTCCCAGATATCAATATGATATTATTTATTTTATTGTATTCAATACTTCTTTGAGCTTATTCACTATAGACCTTTGTCTTGAATATAACATATATATAGTTGCTGCAGATTCGTCATTATCTATAAGAGATTCGCCCTCTGCAAATGCTGTCTGAACAAATCCTAATGTTGCTGTTGTCTGTTCCAGTTCATACAAAGCATTCTCAAAATCAATTTTAGCAGACATATTACACCTCCATATTCATCTGTGCGTTAGTGTTCTGTATCTGTTCTTTCAGAACCACAGGCAACCTATAACCTTCAATTATGGATATTGCTGTATCACACCGTCTACGCTTGATTGACTTGTAGGAAGTAACCTGAAACTGTCTCTTCAGCTCTCTGTATATATCTGTGTATACCTTACCACTCAAAGACTTATCGTGGTAGGCATTACTATCTTTACCACCTAAGGCACGAGTTCCAACCTTACGAACTGCTGTTGTAATTCTGTCACATTCAATATTCATCAGTGGCATATCCTGCTTAAAGTCTTCCAGCTCCTGCTTAACTTCATCTATCTTATCATTGACTTCAAGAATTGCCTGACTCTGTAACTGGAGTTGTTCAAGTGCTGTGCGTGGCTTGCTGTTGTTTATATGTTCTTCCATATCGTGAAAACGATTGATGTATCTTGCTGTAAATTCTGTTCCCTTTGCACCCGTAAGCTTGTGTGCTATGAATTCACAGCCTTTCTTTGTAACATTGTAGCAAGGCATTAGCTTATTCTGGCTGTTCTTATATGTACTCTCTGTAAAGAAATCGGACTGGGGAATTTTCCCCTCACCTAATTGTTCTGAATATCTACGAATATCTTTTAATAATTCATTATGCTGCTTACCAACCATTCCTGCTACTTCAACACTTGTAATTGTCTGTTCAATCTGATTCATACTAAAATTCTCCTTTTTAAATGATATTTACAAGGAGTATCTTTCTATGATAAAATATTTCATAGAGGATATTCCTCAGTTTGCGAAACACTCGGTTATCTTGGTAGGGTATCGGGTGTTTCTATTTTTTATCCAACTTCTTAATTCCGCGACTAATTGCTTCCGTTCGATTTACATTCTCCCTTTCACAATAATTCTCTAATATCTTTTTATCCTCGTCACTTATTCGAATGCTTAATTTATTAGGTCTTGGATTGTTTGTCGGTCTGCCTGTCCTAGGACTCATTTTTCTCACCTCACTTTTGTCGGGCAAAAGTCAAGTACTTTTATTTAAGACATTCTTATTTTTGACCAGTTTCATATTTAAATCAATCTATTTTCATCATAAATGTTTGATATGTCTTTAGAAGACATGATTAAGGTTACGGGAAAGGCTGGATAACGGATATATAAGTATTTAATTACACCAACTGGAAAATTAAGCCGAAGGGTTAATTTGGAAGGCGGTAGAAGCAAGGCTTGTCCTTGCTTTTATAGTAGTAAATTTGCTTGCTTTTTTGAAAAAAATGTGATATTAATAATATGGTAAGAAATCCCTTACAAAGAAATAGCAATTGTGATTACATTTTGTAATACAATTGCTATTTTTCATAAAACGAGGAGGATAAATGAAAAATAACAAAGTTGGTAATTTTTTAAGCAAATTGTTCTATGGTGTACCTGAATACGGGCGGGAATTTATATTTTTATTCGCATGTGGATATTGGTTTTTGCAACTGAGGATTATTATGTCTGTAGGTTTAAGGATTGTTAGCAGTTTAATGTTTGGGATATTGATGGTAGGTATATTTAATATGTTTTTGTATATATATCAGGCAGTATCAAGTATTTATAATGGAAAAATATTACATGCGATATATTTTAAAAAAAGGTCAGATATAGTAATACATATGAAGCCGAAATATTATAATAAAAAAACAAAAACTGAAACATTTAAACAAGATTTTTGTATGATTCAGAAGATTGCAAAACAAAAGAATGCAACGATTAGTATGATGACAACTGAAAGATTGACAGGTGGCATATTGTACTATTTAGGTTATCACTGCGAGGAATATAAAAAGATGAAAAATCTTGAGGTTAATGAAACAATTGTTATTGATAACATTGAGATAACTAGAAAGAAGGATAGGGTTAATTTGTGTGCTAAATATGAATTTCCTAGAATTCCTAAAATGAGATGGAAGCAGTTTGAAAAGACACTGACAGCGGTATCATTCTATGACATAAAAATTTCATTATAAGTGATGAGTATAAAAAAGACTTTGAAAGAGTTATATCTTTCAGAGTCTTTTTATTATGTCTTAAATATGAATATTTTCGTATTGAATCACTTATATTGAATAGTTTAAGATGAAATTCTTAAATTGGTTTATGAAAAAGCATAATTCGTTTACTAAGTGAAAAAAGCAGGATAAAAAATTATTATAAAGAAGTACTTGACACACATATTATCTTTGTTTAATCATAACGAGAAGAAATAAAATAACCGTTGCATATAGGGTGCAACGGTTGAATTAAATACGCGAGGGATATTATTCAGTTTCTTTGCTTTGAAGGGCTAAAAGCTGGTTGATTTGATTGAGAACATATTCTTGATACGCAGGTTTTAGTTCCAAAAAATTAGTGAAGGCTGAGTTAGAAAGTTGATTAGAGGTATCTTTAAACATATTTCCATTGCCGGTTTTTAACCAATCTTCACTCACATTAAATGTAAAACATATCAATTTTACGATTCTGCCATTTACGTTATTATGCTCTAATTCTATGCCAGCAAGGTATCCTTTCGACATAGAAAGCGCTTCAGCAAATTTTGCCTGAGATAAATTCAAGGCTTTGCGAACCTGCTTAACACGTTGATTGATAGACATTTTAAGCCTCCTTTCTGCGTGACTTTATAATAGCATGATAGCACTCACATTACAAGTAAAAATGAAGATGGAAACTTGACATGCTCATATAGCAGTAGTATTATACTCACATAACAAACGAAAAAGGGGTAGCACATGAATAAAGAAATAGAAAAAAATGAATTTCTAAATAAGTTTAATCAATTAAACGAAAAAAATCAAAGGTATATAGTAGCTATTGAACAGGCGTTAATATATGCGCAGACAGAACAGAAAAATGATAAAAAGATAGAAGGTAATTTCGTTGAAAGATAAAAATGAATTTTATCATATGGAACAAGCTGTTAGGGATAGAATATAAAAAAAGCATGAGGAGAAAAATGAAAGATATTAATTATGTAGTAAAAGAATGTTATAAAACAAAAAATAAAGAGCAGAGAGAAAAGATAATATATGAGTTAATTAAAAAGCAGATTACTAGAATAAAATAATACAAGCTTTATGTTTCGCAAGTGAGCGTTCTATGCTAAAATAATAATGTTTACTTGCTTTGTCTAAAATGGAGGATAAGATGGATAAAGCAGCTTTATATTTAAGATTAAGTAAAGAAGATGTAGATAAGATTAATAAAGGCGATGATAGTGAAAGCATAGTCAACCAGAGATTACTGCTGACAGATTATGCTGTTTCTCATGATATGCAGATAGTAGATGTATATTCAGATGATGACTATTCGGGGTTATATGACGACAGACCTGAATTTGACCGTTTAATTAAGGATGCAAAACTTGGAAAGTATAATGTAGTAATTGCAAAAACTCAGTCAAGATTTACCAGAAATATGGAACACATGGAGAAATACCTGCATCACGATTTTCCGTTACTTGGTATCAGATTTATCGGAGTTATAGACGGAGTAGATACGCTGAATGCAAACAATAAAAAAAGCAGACAGATAAATGGGCTTGTAAATGAATGGTACTGTGAAGATTTATCGAATAATATTCGTTCTGTATTTAAACAGAAGATGAAAGCAGGTCAATTTTTAGGTTCGTTTGCCCCTTACGGTTATGAAAAAGATCCTGATGATAAACATAAATTTATTATAGATGAATATGCAGCAAATGTGGTTCGTAAGATTTATGACTTATATCTTCAGGGTTATAGTACAAAAGCAATCAGTCATATGCTTGAGGATGAACACATAGACAATCCAACGGTTTATAAACAGAAAAAGGGATTGCAGTATCAAAATCGTCAGGCGGACGAATTTTCAATTAAATATAATTTTTGGAGTATAACGACAATAAACAGAATTCTTAGAAATGAAACATATATAGGAAAGCTTGAACAAGGAACGTGTGAAAAGGTAAGTTATAAAGACAAAAAGGTTGTTGCTCTGCCCAAAGAAAAGTGGATTGTAATTGATAATCATCATGAAGCAATAATTGATAAAGAACTTTTTTATAAAGTTCAAAAAATGAGAAAAAGTCGAAGAATCGTCAACGTAAACCAAGAAGCTGGAAAGAAAACACATGTATTTTCCGGAAAATTAAAATGTGCAACTTGCGGACATACAATGATAAAATCTGGAATAGTAAGAGGAACAAACAATGACTGGTATATGCGCTGTCAATTAGCAAATAAATCACGAAGAAAAGAATGTACATCGCACAATATTCGTTATTTGACAATATATGAAATTGTGTTGAAAAGAATTCAAGCGATAGTCAGAAGTGTACTTGAATCCAATGGAAATACAGAAAAACTTGCAGCGGAGTTAATGTTAAATGACAACAAAAAGCAAATTCAGCAATACAGAAAAGAACAACAAAAAGCTGAGGAACACATTAATGAGATAACGCAGTCAATAAAATTACTGTATCAGGATAGAGTCAACAAGGCGATTTCTGATGAAATGTTTTTTAAATTAAAAGAAAATTTCGACAATGAATTGGTAGAATTACAAAAGACGTCATTAGAAACAGTACAAAAGATACAAAAAATAGAAGAACTAATACAGTCGAAAGATAGTATTATTCAATCTGTACAGAGATATGCGGATTTTAGTGAACTTACACATGAAATAGTAAATGATTTTATTGACTACATAGAGATTGATGAAAGAAAACAAAATGATTCTAGCGAAGAACAACGAATAATAATTCACTGGAATTTCTAAATAATGTAAAATTTGTGCTAAAAACACTTGACACATATCGCGGGAATCATAGGCGGGGACGGGAGTGCATCCCGTGGACGGTATAAAGGAATTGCCCCGCATTCGGCACTGATAGGCGTAAAAGTTCTGGATGCACAGGGAAACGGGAAAATTTCAGATGTGGTGGAAGGACTCCGATGGATTTTAGAACAGAGAGAGCGGTATAATATCCGGGTTGTTAATATTTCGTTCGGAACGGTACCGGACCATGATGTGCAGGAAGAAAAACAGCTTAACCGGCAGGTGGAACAGCTATGGGATGCCGGAATTGTTGTGGTAGCGGCGGCAGGAAACAGCGGACCGGACAGAAACAGTATCACCGCACCGGGAAACTGTAAAAAAATTATAACCGTCGGTTCGTATGACGATACCAATTTTTCGGGTGTACGCGGAAGGAAAGTGCGGTATTATTCCGGCAGAGGACCGACGGAGGAATGTGTGATCAAGCCAGAGGTTGTTGTGACAGGATCCAATATTATTGCGTGCAGCAACCGTAAGGATGCATATGCAAAAAAAAGCGGAACATCAATGTCTGCTCCCATTGTCAGCGGAGCAGTTGCCAGACTTTTAGAGGAAAGACCGGACTATACACCGAAAGGTGTAAAAATGCGGCTGTTAAAGTGCTGTGAGACTATTGCCATTCCGGAAAATCAGCAGGGTTTCGGCGTACTGAACATAGTGAAATTTATAACGAGTGGGTAA